GGGCAAGCCAGGGAATGGCCGCGGACCGGTGCCTATGACTACGAAGGCAATGCCATTCCGGCGGACCAGGTACCCGTCGAGGTTGAGCAGGCCACGTACGAAGCCGCCCTGCGCGAACTGGTCGAGCCGGGCAGCCTGAGCCCTGACTTCGTGTCCGCGTCGATGGTCAAGCGCGAGAAGGTCGGCCCGCTGGAAACTGAATTCGCCGTTTCGGTGGGCGCAGACGCCGCTGGCTCGGTTCGTCCGGTGATCAGCATCATCGACGAAATGATTGCCCCTGTGCTGGTAGCTCGCTACGCGCTGCCTGCAGTGTTCGTGGTATGACCCCGGCGCAGATCATCCAGGCCATCGAAGGAATGGAGCCTGCGATGCAGCAGGCGTACCTGGCGCAGGTCAAGCTGGTGGTCGGTGCGGCAACAGTCTCCGAGGTTGAGCGACTAATTGCGGAAGAAGACGAAAACGGCCTGGCCGCGCTGCTCGCTATGGGGGCTATGGCTGCGTTTTTGGAGCTTATTCGCAACGCCTACCTGGCCGGGGCAAAATTCGAGATCAAGGCCGTCGCGATTCCCAAGGACTTGGGTCGGTTTGAGTTCGACGCTCGCAGGCCCGAGCCGGAGCAGTGGCTGGCAGCTAAGACCGAAGAGATTCGCCGGGACGCCGACCTGAACGTCCGTGAGGCAATCCGAGCGGTCATGGGGGCGCGTCGGCAGGTGGTCGGCACGCCAACGGTGCAGGTGGAAGTTGGAGCAACCCCGCTTACCAGAAGCCCGCGGCAAGCGGCCCTGGATTTGCTGGGACGGGTCAGCGCGCAAACTGGCTCTCGGTCCGGCGGCGTTGTGGGGCTGCCTGGAAACTATGCCCAGTTTGTGATCAATGCCCGCGAGCAGTTGCTGGGTGGGAATCCAGACGAGATGCGCAAGTACCTCCAGCGCACCCGTCGTGATCGCCGATTCGACGGCATCGTGAATCGCGCTATCTCAGCCGGAAAGCCTGTCGCCCAGGCGGACGTGGACAAGATCGCCGGTCGCTACGCTGATCGCCTGATGAAGACCTATGCCGAGATGCTGGCGAAGGCCGAGGCGCTGGAGTCATTCGGTGCTGGCCGCGACCAGGTTTACGAGCAGTTGATCGCTCAAGGCCTGGACCGTGACTCGGTCACCAAGACCTGGCGCGACCGCGGCGACAAGAAGGTGCGCCACACCCATTCCGTGATGGGTGGCCAGGAAGTGCAAAAGGACCAGCCATTCCAGAGCCCAAACGGGGCTCTATTACGGTATCCGGGCGATTCCAGCCTGGGTGCCGGCTGGAGTGAGCGTGCCAACTGCCGATGCTCGGCCATCTACAGAATAAGGCGGAAGTGATGCCAGATATCTATGACCGCGCGAAGGCCATGGCCACACGCATGCTCGCGCCGCGCAGCAAGGGCGGCAAAGGCCTGGAGCTGGTGTTGCGGCGGGAGATATTGGGCGAATACGACCCAGACAACCCGCAGCCGCCTGGAGAGCTGGTGCTGAACGGCTCAGGCTTCCGCGAGGAATACGACGACAAGTACATCGACGGCACGCTGATAGTCCGGGGCGATGTGAAGTTGCTGGTGTCGCCTGTTCAGCTCAGCGGCGTCGACATGCCAACGCCTCAGGAGAACGACGGCATCACCTTCGACGGCACCACTTACACGGTCATCGCCGTATCCCCCTGGAACTATGCCGGCCTGGCGGTTGGCTTCGAGCTGCAGGTGCGTAAGTAATGGCAAATCACATGACCAGCCGCTATGGCGGACAGCAAGGCAGCTTTGTCGAGAGCCTGGCGGCATTCGCTGAGCAGGCCAAGGAGGCCATTGACGACGTGTTCCGTGAGGTAGTGATCGAGATTGGCACTTCGGTCATCCGCCTTTCGCCGGTGGACACCGGGCGATTCAAGGGGAACTGGCACCTGTCAATCGACAATATCGAGAGCGTCACCTTCGATGAGGTCGATCCCGCGGGCCAGGACACCATCGCTTCACTGATCGCCTCGGCAAGCGATCTTCGGGCAGGGCAGGCGGCATACATCATCAACAATCTCGAATATGCGATACCGCTTGAATATGGACACTCTGCCAAGGCCCCGGCCGGCATGGTGCAAATCACCCTTGCCCGCTTCCAGCAGATCGTTGAAGAAGCCATTAGGAACAACCAGGTATGAGCCATAACATCATCGCTGCGGCCTTCGAGTCGCGCCTGCTGGCCTGGGCCAAGGTTAGGACAAAGCCACTGAAGGTGGTGGTCGAGAACGAGACCTACACACCGGCCAACGGCGAGACCTACCTGCGGGCCTTCACGCTGCCTGCTGTGACTGCCAGCAATACGCTGAGCGGCGACCACCACCTGTACGTCGGCGTGTTCCAGGTCAACATCGTGGCACCGTCCGGCAGGTATCGGACTGAGGCGAGCAGCATCGTCGATGAGCTGGCGGGGCTGTTCCCGGTGAACCTGCGCATCCCGCGTGCCGGCCTGGTAGCACTGGTGATGACCCCGGTAGCGCCTGGCCCTGGCATCCCGGAAGGCAGCA